ATTAAGTTCTTTAAGTAGAGAAGTCATTCTCTCACACTCTTGACTTCCGTTTGTGTAAATTACTGCTTGTTTAGTCATGTTCAATAATGATACGTTGCTTTTCCTCTCCCCTACTATTTACCACAGTCTGTCTGATAACACTACCATTCAATAGTGAAGAAATACTATTTACAAGGTTTTCGGCAATTGCCTTATTTGTTTTTTCTTTCCAGTTTTTAGTCATAGAATTTATTTGTAACCACAAAGTTTATCTAAAAATTTACACCATCTGTCAATAAAACGATCTACCCAATCGGTGTCATCACCAAATGGATTATCACTCATTTTAGACAAGAAATAAGAAAGTTATCATCGACAAGAGGACTTTTACAGAGTGAGAACTCTGCCTTATTATGCCAACCCAGAAACCAAACAGTAATACCTTGACCCCATTCAGGATTAGATTCTTGTATTACGGTAGGAGCACTAACGTATTGAGAAATCTGAGTAAACTTTTCTTTTTTAATCCAATCACATACCATCGATGGAAGTTTTTCTATATCGACATCTTCAATATCGTATTTTTTAATAATTGATTCTTCTGTCATTAGATTATATCTCCACAATGAGCATATTTATGTAATTCATTTATAATTGGTTGGAGTTCTTGATAACGCAATTTATCTTTATGGTTAAATGTCGCTAATAGAGAACGTTGATGTTGTTGTACAATCTTTTCCACTTCTTGCCATTGTTGTTTAGTCACGTTGCCTCCAGTCATCAGGTTTATCTTGTTTGAACCATTCATTTATATCGTCGGCACTATCAAATCCTGTCTTATAATTAGATGGGTCTGGATCTCCTAACCCCATACGATTCATAAAATCGTCCATACTGCCTTCCTGGATGTCATATGCTGCCTGACGACGTGCCTTATTCAACCAGTCACGAGCGGTTGTATATGACTTGGCAATTTTTTCTGCCCAAATCATATCCTCAAGTTTCACCTCCTCTTTATTTGCAATTTTCTTACAAATAAACTCTAATCTTAATCTATATTGAGTAGATAGCATTTTAATCTTTTGCTTTAGTTATCCAATTTTCTAGTTCATTCACTCTTGTGAACTCAGAATAAGATGTTTCTGATCTATCATGAAGAATGTCCAAGATATCATCAATTATCTTATTATTCTCAACATAATCATCCAAATACTTATCCAATGCCTCTTTTAAGTATCTGTATCTGTGCCACTCATGACTGTATGGTTTATAGTGCATGATAAAGAATCATTTAATTGTTATTTATTTTCTTTATAGTAATTATCAATCTTTGCCTTTAATTCTTTTGCAAGTTTAAGGTTTTTACGATAAATCATATATTTTACAATAGGGTTGGATGGGTCATTTTTCATCCACCATACGTGATGGTTTATCTTCGATTTTGCTAATTGTAACACATAATCAAATGCTCTGGCAACATTTGGATCTGTAATTATGGCATAGAGACAAATGCCAAAAATTAAAAAGCAGATATATTGTAGAGTCATTGATGAAATTCTTCAATTCTACGACGATCAAGATACTCAAGCACTTCTGCTCTCCATTCCATCAATTCAAAAAAACATTCTTGATTATGAGAGCACTGACGTAATTGATGATCTGGTTTAAGAACACTTTCATAAAAAAGACCCAATGCATCACGTCTTTTTTGTTTTTTAACCGTCATAGAAATTCCTCAAGAGATGATGTTTTTTTTACTTTAGAAGATTTTTTAATATATGCAAGTGCCTGTTTATAAGTTGATACAGAATGAACTTGATTACCATTATGTATAATGCAGAATCCTTTTCTTTTACCTGCCCACGGAATGGCAGCCCACATTCCATCATGAGAAACATATCCTAATGGATTTTTGATCTTTGGATTCAAAATTCCTGGATTTGGTATATGAGGTTTGAGAAATTTAGTCATCTAATGAATCAAGTACTCCAAGAATAAGAACAAGAAAGAAGAATCCAAATACAAGACCAACAATAAGTTGTGGTGAAATAAATGGAAATAATCCCCAAACCCATTGTAATGCACCAACAAACCATTGCCAGACAGCAATCATAATGGAAGAAACAATTTTCCATGCTTCCCACATCAACCATCCACCAATTGCCAGAACTGCAATTATTAATCCGACAGAACCTGACGAACCAGATGAACTAGAACCACCAGAGCGAACCTCTCTTATATTGATAACTTGTGTTGCACCATAAATGGATCTAAACTGATGATCAGCACCATGAATAGTATTAGATTTGACTTCAAGGTCTTGGTATCCATTTTCAGATCCCAACCAACATTTTGCTCTCCAAATTGCCATGACAGGATTTCCTTGATTACTTTAGTATTATAGCACATAGAGGCAGTAGTGGACTCACATAAAGGACAGTACACTTTCTGTCACACCATTGATTCTCTCTTGAGTGAGATCAAAATAGTCTTTATTCATTTCAACGCCAATAAAATTGCGTCCACACTGTTTAGCAGCAACACCGATTGCACCACTACCCATACATGGATCAAAAACAGTATCACCGACGTTTGAACTTGCTTCAATCAATCTTGACATAAGTTTGACAGGTTTAGGTGTGGGATGATCTTTATATCGTTCGACAGGACAACGCCATACAGCAGACTGGCAGTGCTCATTAAAGACTGCTCCAGACTTCTTTGCAAACACACAGTTTTCAATGCTGGATAACCAAATGTATTGACCATTCATAGGTGAAGGATTGGTCTTTTCCCAGATACAATGACGAACAGACAGTTTATGTTCAATCAAACGATTGCGAATGTGTGATACTTGAACAGATCCACAGAAAATATAAATGCTACCAAAGGTGACACGAACAACTTCATCAATGAAATTATCAAGTGGAAAGGTAATAATATCTGCATGACTTTTATCTAGATTGCGTAATCCACCACTCTTACGATTAACTTCATCATAAGGAATATCCGTAAGAGTAAGAGAAATGCTCCCATCAGCAAGTGATGGGAGCACGTTCATACAATCATTATTATACAATTTTACATTACTCATAATTGAATATAATAGTACTTGGACATACTTTAATTAGACGCTCCCAACTGATAGGAACACTAATAGTGGTATAACGACCATTCTTGGCATACTTACGATTTCTATCAGAGAAACGACGCTTTTCAAACCCCGCTTTAAGTTCCTTACGCATCACAAGTGCTGCTTTATTCATACCAGGAATGATATACAGTATAGCATCATTTACTTTATCATTGCAAACTGCCCAACCAGGAACAGGAATCTTACTAGAATAATGTCCAAAGTCTTGACTAATAATTTCTGCCAGAAAGTCATCATAAACGGCAGAGGTATGAAAGAAGCGAATCTTCCAATCAACAGTAAAGTCTTCTTTTTTGACTTCCTTAGTTTTACTATTCACAAGATCAAATGAACAATCAATGCCAGATTTATTTTTCATAATCGTGGCATCATCATCCCCATAGTATTCTTGAAGACTATCATAATCAATCGAAAGACCCCACTTATCATCAAGAATAGTATTCAGTTTATGAATGATAGGAAGATGTTTACCACTTTCGATGAAAGTTTTTTCATCGTGTGCAGATTTATGAAAGTTATGAAGAGCGTTATTTTTCAGATAAGGGCGTGAAATGGAGTAAGAAGATGTCATTGGATTAAATAGGATTTTTTGAGTTGGATAGTATCAGCGGCGGACCACCGACACGGCAGGTTGACCCTGCTTGAATACGGTGTCTACGACTGCCTGAACGGACTTGGCAGTGCTGATACCCACTTTATCATAGACAGGCACGCAGACCAGTCCAAAGGTCTTCTCAGCGCCTCCCAGACGGATCACACGACCGATGGACTGAGAGATTCCAATGTAGTCCATATTACGCATGAAAAGGACTGCTTCCAGACCCTTGACGTTGATTCCCTCAGAAAGAATAGAATGGTGCATAATCACAAAACGTGTGCCATCCTGACCCCAAGTATTCAGAGTCTTAAAGAAATATTCACGTGAAACTTTCTTACCATTAATGATTGCACCAGTTTTGGAAGTAATATACATCCAGTTGTAACCACGTTCTTCAAGTTGATTTGTAAAATCAGATTGAGAGACTAAACGAACAATCTGCTTTGTAGAACGTGCAGCAATCAGAATCTTATTCAGTGAGTTGGCATCAATTGTATCCAACAGGTTCTTGTCATCAGATTGTTTGAAATCACCCTGAGGAAGTTCTTGAACTACGACTTTAGGAGGAAGAATATAACCTTCTTCAACTAGTTGTGGTGCAGGAACATTACAAATGACTTGACCATAAACTTCTTGGTCATTCATTCCTGGTTTGAATACAGTAACAGAATGCTTCGGAGTCGCAGTAAAGAAATAGCAACGATCAGCATCATAACTGAAAAACTCAGTGGAAGGAAAAAAATTACGTTGGACAGAATTGTGTGCTTCATCAAAATAAATGGTATTGACTTCAATGTCTGCTTCGATTACACGATGCAGAGAATGATAAGTGGTGAAGATGATAACATTCTCACCAGCAGTTCGTGCAGTGTTAGTAAATAAATGAATTTTCTCTGGTTTGGTGCTACTGAAGAACTCAACATTACCACTATGCACGTGCATTACATGAGTATAAGTGGTAGAAACTAACTCAAGAAATTCTTTACAAAGTTGTTCTGCAAGAAGAATACGTGGAGCAACAACAACTGTAGTAGTTCCAGTGGGAATAGATTGCTGATGAATAGTGTCTTGTATCATACAGATAGTCTTGCCACCACCTGTAGGAATGATGACCTGACCTTTATCATACTCAAACATCCGTTCAACTGCTTTCTGCTGGTGGGGACGGAGAGTGATGGTCACTGGTGCCTTGCGAATGATCTTATTATAGCAGAAAACCGTCCCCAGTGCGACCTGGTAGACGGTTTCTAAAGTGTCTTAAAGAAGCTTAGTCCCTCTCTTCAACCCAGACAAAGGTAGTCTAGCAGTATTTTAGAAGAGTGTCAAGCTTGTTGCACCAACACCAGCAACAGTAAAGGTTAATGTATTACCAGACACTCTTATTGAAACTGGATTTGTGACTCCAATACCACTTGTAAATCCATTTGTTGCTGTTATAATACCTGTAACATTAAGACTTCCAGTTCCATTAATATTATTTCCATTTAAATCCAAATTACCACCCAATTGTGGTGTAGTATCATCCACAACATTTAAAGTAGATGAAGTAAGATATGTATTATTATCAACACTTCCATCTGCCTTTAAGAACTGAGAAGATGTTCCATTAGTAGTAGATATAGAACCTGCTGTTATACTTCCTGTGGAAACAATGTTTCCAACAACATCTAATTTTTCTGCTGGTGATGATGAATTGATTCCAATGCGACCATTGATTCCTAAGATTACATTATTATTAACATTAAGATTATTACCAAATTCTACATCTCCACTTACATATGAAGTTCCAAAAACTTCAAGTTTTCTCGTTGGGTTAGTAACTCCTATACCAAGATTTCCGGCACTAGTTAATGCCATAAATCTTTGGGTTTCTTTATGCCAGAAGAAACCTCCTGTTGTTCCTGCAATTTCAGATGGATTCAGATAATAATTGATATTACCTGTT